GGTCCAAAAAAGGTTCCAGAAATTGGTTTAGTACATAAGAAAAATTTAATTTCAATGTTTGATTCATATCCCAGTTGTATACAATCCCAATCATATGGAATATTATTCATTAAATATTCCCAATCAAAATGCCAGTATTCAATTAAACTCAAATCATAATCATCTTCCATTAAAATTAAATTTTCATCATTGGTACTTTTCAACCAAAAAGATAAAAAATCTATATGGTTAATCGTGGTCCCTATTGATAAAAAAGGTGCATGTTTATTATGCTTCATATGATCAATTAGATGTTCCTCACTTTGAAACCCATCAACTAAATGTATCCATTTTTTCCATTCTGATGCCAGGTACTTTGTTCCACTAATTCTAGTATAATTTGATATATTCCACTTTTCAAACTGATTTTCTATATATTCTTTACGATCAACTCTATTATCTAAATTAAAATAATAAATGTGAGGAAGACCTTTAAGTTTGTTATTTAAATCCATTTTTTAAAAACACCTTCATATTTGATAGATTTGGATAATGTAAATAACTCCATTTTTGAGAAGTTTGATTTTTAACTTTTTTTAATTTGTCCAATCCCAATAATGCAGTTTCTGGAGTCATGTAATAATGATAACCCATACAATCTATATCTTGCTTCATCCACTGTTGATTTGGAGACCTTCCATCATAAGACATCTTTTTAAGTATATCATAATCCTCTTTATTTTGCAAGAGAATCGCACCACCTCTTCCAAGACTTAAATGTTTTTTATATTGAAAACTTAAACACATATAAGTGTTTTCAATATAACCATTTTGTTTCCAATAAACTGCAGCATCTATAATATTTGTGTTTCCAAGGTAATAAAAATCTTTCCATTCTTGATACTCAAATTTCCAGTTTAGATTTAATTTCTCTAACGTAAAAGGAATTGAAATATAAGTATGTGTTGGTACTGTTATGTTATTATAATTTTTATACCGCAAGCAGAGTTCCACTGCGTGAGTGCAACAATCTGTTGCGACTGCATACGGAGCGTTATAAAACTTTGCTATTTGGTTCTCAAAGTTCTCAACTTCTTTAAACACAGTAATAGTACTTGTAGATTTGCTTGGCCAATTTTGGTCTAATTGGGATAAACGTAACATCAAGTCTTTTTCTCTATCATTCTTTGGTCGGATTCCACTCCAAACATCTTCGTCAAGCCAATATTCCTTAACATATTTAACATATTTTTTGTTTGGGTCTTCATCTATAAATTTAAAAATATCTGGATTATCATAGTCTACAGGAAAATCAAGAAGTTTACTTACCCATATGAGATAATGTTTTCTATGTAAAAAGAATGCTTCATTATCAAGAAAGTGAACTTTGAATTCTGAAGGAATAAGAGTATTATAATAGTATTCTTGTGCAATAGGAATTGTAATTTCTTTCCTAACACGCAATTGTTGTTCACTATTAATATTTTGATCTCTAGTAATAATAGCAATTTCTACATCAATTCCAAATGACTTTGCTTTTTCTGCTACTTCTAAAATTTTTGGTGTATACCTAACTCCATCATAATAAAATGGGCAACTTACATTTGCTAACCAATAATTATATTCTTCAAAATCTTTTTCCGTGAGTTCTTCTGGATGAACCCAATACTTTGCAAAGTATTCTTCATCACTTGGAACCCAATACCTATCAAGAAGACTTTTCCAACCACCAACTTCAGAGTGTGTGCTAAACACTCTACTAAAAAAATGATTGCCAGATCCTTGAGGTCCGGTTATGATTAAAAGTTTTTTCACGGTCTTTCTTTTATGTTAATTACAGTCTTATTGCATTTATCCAATGGATTATATTCTACAACATATTTAACATATTTTTTGTTTGGGTCTTCATCTATAAATTTAAAAATATCTGGATTATCATAGTCTACAGGAAAATCAAGAAGTTTACTTACCCACTTTAAATAATATTTTCTATGTAAAAAGAATGCTTCATTATCAAGAAAGTGAACTTTGAATTCTGAAGGAATAAGAGTATTATAATAGTATTCTTGTGCAATGGGAGTTGTAATTTCTCCACGCATTCTTAATTGTTGCAGTTCATTAATATTTGAATCTCTTACAATAATTGCGATCTGCACATCAATTCCAAAAGATTGTGCTTTCTCTGCAAACTCCTTAATCTTTGGAACATATCTAACACCATAATAAAAAAATGGGCAACTTACATTTGCTAACCAATAATTATATTCTTCAAAATCTTTTTCCGTGAGTTCTTCTGGATGAACCCAATACTTTGCAAAGTATTCTTGAGCACTCGGAACCCAATACTTGTCAAGAAGACTTTTCCAACCACCAACTTTAGAATGTGTACTAAACACTCTACTAAAAAAATGATTGCCAGATCCTTGAGGTCCGGTTATGATTAATAATTTCTTCATTCTGATAATTGAAATTTTTTCATTTCATCTATTTTATCTATCCAACTATTATATACTAGTGAAAGAGAAGTTTCATCATAATTATCCAACCCCAATAATTCATATAGTTCCTTAAATTTTTTTAATGTATCTTCTAAAGAAAAATACCAATTAGTATCCCATGTGTATATTATCTTATCACTATGTTTATTCATAAATTTTAATTTCTTATCTTTTTTCTTATCATCTAAGTGATTTTCATAATTAAAATAAAACGTATTTTGGATTTCTTTTCTCAATTCAGAATCAAATTTCATGTATTCTCGAATATATTTTGGACATGGTGGCCATTTATTGTTACCTACTTTATTCCATTTAGTTTCAATTAATTTTGCATGATGTAGTTTTTTTAAACTTTTTATTAAAGTTTTATTTGCTAATAATTTTGCAAAATCTTCATGTACCATAGAAATTAAATATTTTTTATCTAATGATACATTTACTTTTAAATCTTTCCATTTTTCATATATATTTGGATATATTTTTGGATCATTTACAATAACATAAAATAAAAATGAAAAAAATGAATTGCAATTATTACAATTACGAATAGATCTAAATAAATTTTCATTTATAAACTCTATTATTTTGGCATTTGGAAATGCTTCTAATATATTATTTAAGGGATCATAGTCATGAAGTGTAATAAAAAAATATTTTTTTTGTTTATTTGTTAATCTATCCATTATTGGGTTAAATTTTAATTTAGAATATTCTTCTGGAGGTATTTTTCCAAATTTTGCAAAATCAGTACCAATTAAATTATTACTATATAATTTCAAATCATTCCAAAAGTTTAGAGGATTACTAGAGATTAAAGAATTTAAAAAATTAACTTTTTTATCATAATTTAATTTCCCATTTAATTGCAATTCTGCAAGTACACGATGGCTCATCACAGCACTATTACTCAAAGATAAACAATTTTTTAAAAACTCTCCACCAGGTCCACCACCATGATACCTAACAATAACCATATTGGAACAATTGAAATTTATAGACATAATTCAAATTGGTAATTTATTTAAAATTTTTCCAGTACGATTGCAATTATCAAGAATATAATTTTCTACCGAATGTACATATTTTTTGTTAGGATCATTTTCTAGTATTTCATTAATTTTGGAATGATTCCATTCAATTGGAATATTTAGATTTAGTGTTTTAAGATATTTTTCTTTATAGAGATATAATAGTTCATAACTCAGAAAAAATGGATCTGGAAATTTATCTAACTGATTCATAAAATGAGGAAGAGTACTTTCATCTCTCAATCTATTTTGTTGGTGATATAAAATATTTTGATCTCTACCAATAACTGCAATTTGGGTATCAATACCCAATGATTCAACAGTATTGGAGAATTCCATGATATTAGGTTCCCATTTAGTTTCTTTAATTCCCAAAGGAATACTGATGCTTGTAAAGAAATAATTATGAGTAGACCAATCAAAATCTTTGAGTAAACTGGGATCTCTCCAGTATTTGCAAAATGGTTCAGAAAATCTATGCGCTTCCCAATAATTATTAAGTAAAGTTTTCCACCCAAATACATCTGGATGTAATGAAAATATTTTAGACCAAAGGTGATTACCAGTCCCTTGTGGTCCAGTAAGAATTAACATTTTTTTCATTTTAAATTTACCTCAATCCAAGCCTCATAAAATTCAGATATCACTTCTGAATTGAATCCTGATAATCCAAATGAATCATAAAGTTTTTCAATTTCACTAACAGTTTTATCTCTAGAATAATACCAATCACAATCCCATTCATATAACTCATTATCATATTTATTTGAATCAAATAGTACTTGCTTATCAATATGTCTTCTAGCAAAATTCTGTATTTTTCCTTCTATCCAAAAATCTTTAATTTTTCTTGTTAATCTAAATTTATTTTCATTTTTAAATACTATTACTTTACTATTTTTCCAATAGTTTAGTATTGGCATTAAAAAAACATCGGAATGGGCTATGTTGAGCATAAATTTATTATTATCAATACAATTATATACTACTTTTTTAATTCTGCCAATAATATATTCTCTAGTTCCTGATCCTGGAAAAAGAGGGTCATTTAATGTATACTGTTCTTCTTGCACACCCCAAAAATAATCATCATATAATCCCCAGTCATCCCATATTTGTCTTTCGGACTGCTGTTTTGTAGCTAGTAATAAATATTTTAACTTTTTTTCAATTGGCAACTTACCATCTAATTGCATTTGAGCTAAATCTTCTCGCATGAGAACTGCATCATCACTTAACCCTAAGCAAGTAGATAAAAATTTACCTCCTCCACCAATTAAATATTTTACTATAATGACTTTATCGTAATCAAAATTTAATTGCATTTCTCCAATCTCCATAAAATTCAGATATCACTTCTGAATTGAATCCTGATAATTTAAATGAATCATAAAGTTTTTCAATTTCACTAACAGTTTTATCTCTAGAATAATACCAATCACAATCCCATTCATATGATAAATTATTTAACTTAAATTGATCAAATCGAAACTTGGTTACTGAACTAAATGAATTAGTGCCGAAGTTTCCCAATGCTCTTGTTAATCTAAATTTTAGTTCATTTTTAAATATTATTACTTTACTATTTTTCCAATATCTTAACATTGCAATTAAAACCTTATCCTCATGAACTGGTAATAAAATAAATTTATTATTATCAATACATTTACTTATTATTGGATTGCACATATGAGATATATATTCTTTTCCGGATTCTAAATAATCTCCTACGTTAGCGCCCCAAAAGCTCCCCCTACCAAATCCCCAATCAACCCATATTTGTCTTTCGGACTGCTGTTTTGTAGATAGTAATAAATATTTTAACTTTTTTTCAATTGGCAACTTACCATCTAATTGCATTTGAGCTAAATCTTTTCGCATGAGAACTACATCATCACTTAACCCTAAACAACCAGATAAAAATTTACCTCCTCCACCAGGTAGATATTTTAATATGATAACTTTATCGTAATCAAAATTTAATTGCATTTCTCCAAGCTTTATAAAATTCAGATATCACTTCTGAATTGAATCCTGATAATCCAAATGAATCATAAAGTTTTTCAATTTCACTAACAGTTTTATCTCTAGAATAATACCAATCACAATCCCATTCATATGATAAATTATTTATTTGGGATTGATCCAATTGCAACTTGGTTATTGAACTTAATGAATCAATATTAGAATATTTTCCCAATACTCTTGTTGATGCAAATTTTAGTTCGTTTTTAAATATTATTACTTTACTATTTTTCCAATATTTTAAGATTGATATTAAAACCTTATCATCATGAACTGGTAATAAAATAAATTTATTATTATCTATACATTCGTGTACTATTGGATTAATTTCTTCAATAATATTTGTTGTATTTCCTTGTAGATAATTATTATTTCTTATAAAACTCCTTTCCGGAGGTCCCCAAAATCCACCGAGACCCCAGTCATCCCATATTTGTCTTTCGGACTGCTGTTTTGTAGCTAGTAATAAATATTTTAACTTTTTTTCAATTGGAAACTTATCATCTAATTGCATTTGAGCTAAATCTTTTTGTGTGAAGATTGCATCATGACTTAACCCTAAGCAAGTACATAAAAATTTACCTCCTCCACCAATTAAATATTTTACTATAATGACTTTATCATAATCAAAATTTAATTGCATTTCTCCAAGCCTCATAAAATTCAGATATCACTTCTGAATTGAATCCTGATAATTTAAATGAATCATAAAGTTTTTCAATTTCACCAATAGTTCTATCTCTAGAAAAATACCAATCACAATCCCATTCATATGATAAATTATTTATTTGGGATTGTTCCAATTGCAACTTGGTTACTGAACTAAATGAATCAATATTGAAATATTTTCCCAATACTCTTGTTGATGAAAATTTTTGTTCGTTTTTAAATATTATTACTTTACTATTTTTCCAATATCTTAACATTGCAATTAAAATCTCATCCTTCCCAACTGTTTGGAAAATAAATTTATTATTATCAATACATTTACTTATTATTGGATTGTACATATGAGATATATATTCTTTTTCGCATTCTAAATAATATTCTCCGTTAACGCCCCAAAAGCTCCCCCTACCAAATCCCCAATCAACCCATATTTGTCTTTCGGACTGCTGTTTTGTAGCTAGTAATAAATATTTTAACTTTTTTTCAACTGACAATTTACCATCTAATTGCATTTGGGCTAAATCTTTTTGTTTAAAAACTACATCATCACTTAACCCTAAACAAGATTGTAAAAAAACTCCTCCTCCTCCAATTAAATATTTTACTATAATGACTTTATCATAATCAAAATTTAATTGCATTTATCCAAGCCTCATAAAATTCAGATATCACTTTTAAATTGAATCCTGATAATCCAAGCAAATCATAAAGTTTTTCAATTTCATCAATAGTTTTATCTCTAGAAAAATACCAATCACAATCCCATTCATATGATAAATTATTTATTTGGGATTGATCCAATTGCAACTTGGTTATTGAACACCAAAAATATTTTTCAGTAATATTAAGTTTTAAAATATCAGGATTAATAAAATATGATTTACTGTCAATTCTTGTCTTTGCTGGGTCTGTGGATGTACGGATTCTTTTAGGGGCGTGACCAACATCACCCAATGCTCTTGTTGATGCAAATTTTTGTTCGTTTTTAAATATTATTACTTTACTATTTTTCCAATATCTTAACATTGAAATTAAAAGCTTATCCTCATGAACTGTTTGGAAAATAAATTTATTATTATCAATACATTTATGTACTATTGGTGCAAACTTACGAGATATATATTCTTTTCCGTATAGTGAATAATCTGTATCCTTAATATTCCAAAAACCCCTCCTAAATCCCCAGTCACCCCATATTTGTCTTTCGGACTGCTGTTTTGTAGCTAGTAATAAATATTTTAACTTTTTTTCAACTGACAATTTACCATCTAATTGCATTTGGGCTAAATCTTTTTGTTTAAAAACTGCATCATCACTTAACCCTAAACAAGATTGTAAAAAAACTCCCCCCCCACCAAATAGATACTTTAATATAATAAGTTTATCATAATCAAAGTTTATCATTTTATAAAGAACAAGTAAATTAGTCCTGGTATAATAATAAAAAATTGTGGAAGAAAATTCATAATAATTGATTTTTCTTTCCACTTAAATCCAACATAGGTCCAACCAGATGCACCTATGAGTTGTAGGAGGCTATTCCAAGGGGTTAGTCCCAGTACATGAAACACCATTGCGATGAGTATTGTACCAGCACTAACCCACTTGATTATACGAGTATTATCTTTGCGATTTCTCAATTCAAATGAACTCATAATATAAGGTTAATTATCAGGCAGCAACAGCAGTATTCTTGTTGCTGATCTCAAGAAGATCTGAACGCATTTGAGAAACCATTGCAAGAATACGATCTTGAAGTTCAGCACAACCTTCTACAAGTCTCTCAAGTTTCCAACCACCGATATTGGCGTGGAATCCTTCATCTTTAGCAATAGCAGCATAACGTGAAGAAATAAACTGATCTTCTACACATTCGGACATTTCATTCCATACTGCCTCTGCACGACCCTCAGCGACGAGTTGGTATGCAGCAAGAGCAGCAGGATCAGAAGATGCTCCATACTTATCTAAAAGACATGCACCCTTTGCCTGAGGTGAAGCAGCTTCGGCAGCAAATGCCTCTGCGACATCTACAGTTTTACCTGAGATGTGCTCAATAACTTCCTTTACCATACGGAAGTGCTTTGCTTCGTCTTGTGCTTGTTTGGTAAGCAATTCAAGTTCAGCAACATCCATGGATGCAGGAGCAGAAGCAACTTCAGCAGCAATTGCCTTCATATTAATTGCTTCATTAACCATACGACCCGTGAAATGTTCAATCATATGCTCTTTGCTTGGATTTGACGCAAAGAAACGACGAACATTTAAACGAGATTGCTCAAACAATTCTAAATTTTCGTTTTTAATTTTTTTAACAAATTCTTTTCCCGAAATCATTTTTTAAACTCCTTAGTATTTAATGTTATTTATGATGTTAACGAATTATGGTAATTAAAATATCACCAAATACTTCATTTACGTTAATGGTTTGGTTAAAATTATCCCAAATCCAATCAGAAGTGAAGTATTCCCACTTACATTTATTTATCATACCAAACTTTAATATCTCAGAGTTTTGTCTCATAATCTCAGACATCATTATAGCACTATTTTGATAAGATTCATAATTTGGATATTTAATTTGAAATCCACCAGCTTCGTGCCACCACGCATAACTACTCATATCTGGACGATATATCATTATAATCCAATCATTATGAAATTTATTTTTTATTTGATCTAAATAATAAGACCACTCATGACTTTTAACAAGTTTGCATCCTTGAGGTTTAACCCATGCCTGATCAATGTAATCAGAATTAAGAACTGGTTCAAACTCCATCCCTGGACCAAAATATGCTCCTTTGTGCCCAGTATAACTATGATGGTCGTATTCACGTTCAGGAGTGCGATCAGAGATATTCATACCAGACATTGTTTCTAATGTCTGAGCAATACCACTCCATCTTGAACCAGGAACACCAGTAAAAAATATTCTCTCCGGTAATTTCATGAATGAAAAGGTGATTAGGTTAAGTTATATGCCTGGTGCGGGTGGAAATTTTTTATCTAGATGTTTAAATTTTCATCCTGATATAAATTGCTTTAAAGAATGCGTAAATGCTGGTTATGAAAAAAAATACAATATACTAAATTATAAAAAAATGCAGACAAGAAGTTCAACAACTGTCAATTGGATTGATTTTGAGGACTCTATTGAATATTTTACTGATTATAATAATAATTTATTATATAATATTGAAGAGATTAAAAATATTAAAAATATAATCCTATTTAGCCATAGTGAAACAACATTTGAACAATTTAATCTTGATTGTAATTGTGATATTAGAATTACAAATTTTAGTAAAGAGGAGTTTAATTGGGCAATATATCAATCGTTATATAAAAATAGTCCCCCCGATACAAAGCACCGTTTGGCAGTTGGAAAACTTTATAAACAAAAGATATCTGTACCTTGTAAAAATTTATGGAATTTTTATCTTTTATGTGATAATCTTACCGAGATAGAAGATTATCTTAATGTTGAAAAAAACATTAAGGAATGCCGACTATGGCAAGAAAAATTATGGAATGAGTGGAAAACAACTTGGGCACCTGAAAAATTTAAAAAGAAGATAATTAATTTAAAAAAATCAAGAGGGGAGTTAAAAATATGAATCAAAAACAACTAAATGATTACTTTGCAACCAAATGGGTAAGCGATTTAGACAAATATGAATACTCCGGTTGGAATCTTATTAATAAAGTAAATGACAGTGAATGGATTTTAGATGTCGGTTGCGGACCAAATCCATTCAAAGGTAAAATAAAAAATTTAATTGGTATTGATCCCGCCTATGATGAATCTGATTATAAAGTAAGTTTAGAAGAATTTAAAACAAATCAAAAATTTGATGTTGCTTTTTGTTTAGGTAGTGTAAACTTTGGATCAGAAGATAAAATTATATCACAAATTAGTTCATTAGTCAATTTACTAAATCCCACATCAAGAATTTATTGGAGATGTAATCCTGGGGTAAAAGATCATCCAAATGAAGAATGCGAGGATATAGATTTTTTTCTGTGGTCTTTTGAATTTCACAAAAAATTTTCAGACTATTTTGAATTTGAATGTGTAGACTTAAAATGGGACAATTGCAATAGAATTTATGCAGAGTGGGTTCGTATTATTTAGATTTAATTTTTTGAACATCTTGATAGTCTTTTCCGAGAATCTTTTTTGAATATGTGTTATCTCATAGATCAAAATGTTTAGATCTATACCAGTCGTACCATTCTTTTACACGACTTTTAGCTTTCATATGTTCTGGATCTTTTGCCCAGATATCAACATCTTCTTTAGTTTTCCATTTACTAATAGTTATCTCAATTCCATCTACAACTTCACTATCTATTCCAATAAATCCATCCATCTTTTTTGCACTTGCATAAAGACTGCTATTATACTCCTCATACTCGGAAGTTAAATTTTTAATCTTAGCAATGAATAATACTTCAATCATTTTAATTAATATTATTTACCTCTAATTTTTTGAACATCTTCATAGTCTTTTCCAAGAATCTTTTTTAAATATATTTTATCCCATAGATCAAAATAAGTGGTTGTTGCTATGAGATGACGCATTTTGGTTAAGAATTTTGCATTTTGATACAAAATTAAGTTATACTTCCCATTATTTGTCTGAACTTTATTAATAAACGTAGGTCTATCCTTTAAATCCTCTAAAAAAATGTACTCTGGGTAATTTGCATTAAATTCCTCTACTTTTTTAAGAATATACTCCTCAGTAAGATCATCCTCTACAATAAAAATAACAACACCAAATTTTTCATTCAAAGGTTGAATATTATCAATTGAAGATTGTAAAATTTTATAAGTGTCTGTTTTAGCAAAAGGACAAATGGAATGTCCCTTCAGATTTGGATGAGTTTCTTTAATTTTACTAATCCAATTTTCTATTTCTTCCATTATTTGTTTCTTTCCGGAAAATAATCTTGCATAGTGCCCTCTCTACTTAAATCACTGGTGATACAATGCAATCCACCGTCCCAGAAATATCTATGACGAAAATTACATATATGTGCAGTGATACCATGACGATCAAAGGCATCAAAAACATTTTTATTATAATTATTGACTATAACATTAGTTGGGTTGATTATCAACATGTTAACATCAAACACTGTTTCTTCAACATAAAGAACCCAATCCTTTAACCAACTCTCAACAAAATCAGTAAAATCATCATTGAGTTCTTCACCAGGAACCCACCACTTACCTTTATTTTTCTTTTTAAGGTCCATAAATGGTTTAATTTTAGCAAAGCTTTGCTCAGGCAAATATACAACTTCCCAATCAGGAAAAGTTTTGCTGTATGTTTGTATGTCATTAAGACTAATGATTAATCCAGGTTTTACCGGAGTAAAGACACCATCACTATGAGTTCCACAATTTACTATATGAATTCTATAATCAGGACCAAGGCTATTTTTTATAAACCTTAGATACTCGTTAAAGCAATCGGTTCCAATTTCATCTCTAACTACTGTCCCAATGTAGATATCCTTTCCAACTCTGGTTGTAGTAGCACCACTAACATATTTATCGTAGATTATTTCAGTATTATGATCTTTTAAAAATTTTTCTATACTACCAAAAGTATTAAATTTTTTATTATTTGGAAAAGTAGTTAATGGATTGTGATTAATTGATCTAAGAATTGACTTAACTTTTTCTAGATATCCTTTTTGTCTATTAATTTTGCGATTTACAAGGGCCCTTTGTAATTTTTCGTTGAATCTAATTTTCTGTTTAGATGTCAGTTTGTTATTACTTTGCAATATAGAAAATTCTTCTTGGAACCCGGATACATTATCAAATATATTATATCCAAATTCAGCACCAGGCATATAAAATTTTTCTCCTATCATTACAGTATGATCTCTAGGAACCATTGGTGGAGGAGAATAATGTTCGGCCCAGAAATGATCTTCTCTATTTTCTGAAATATCGTTACGAACAACCGTTACATTAAATGATTTTAAAATTTTTATAAGTTTTTGATAATCTTCTTCAGTTTCAATTGCAATTCTCTCCAGTACAGATCTAACTTTAGTATTTTCAATAAAGCTATAGAATTCTGGTGGGTAACTACGACCTACGGCACAAACTTGAAGAGGATCCCAATGCTGATGTACTGAAAACATTATGATACTTTTGATATATTTATCATAGATTTATCATAGATTTAACTTCATACCAACCAAGTAATAACAGAATACCTAGTCCCTCTAATAACAGGCATAATCTCATGAGGATACATGAAGTTTGATGGGAATACAATAGCAGATCCAGCGCTGGTTCTTATCATCATTTCACGATCAAAGAGAGCAAATTCTCCTCCCACATAATCTTCATTTAATTGAAGAGAACAAGATAAAGATCTCTGTTGTTCTTTAAATGAATCTGTGTGTTGTGTATAAAACTCACCTTCTCTATATCTAAGTAGATTATATCCAGTATCAATATCTATACGGAATGTAGGAACAAGAGCATTGTAATTAGCAATTACTTTTCTTACTGATTCAAAAACTATATTGTCCAAGTTTTTTCTAACATCAAAATTTTGTTCAAGCACTTGATTAAGAGAAAGTCCAATTTCCATACAATTACGTGTGTCTTTTGCTACTTGCCCATCACCAGTGCGAGTATTTTGCCATTCTAATGTATTTTTATATTCATCCAGTATTAAATTACAGTTTTCTTGAGATAAAACATTATCAAATACTTGTACAAAATCTTCTAATTTAGATGCTGGTTTAATTAGAATTGGAGAACGTTTGATAGTATCTTCTTTTACTTCTACTTCTAAAGTTTTATCAGTTGTCATTTGTTTATTGTGATTTCCATGTTCTCCTTTATGATCTTCAGTATCAAAATAAGTATATGCACAATCTCCCCTACTTCTTACATAATGAAGAAATACTTGAGTATACTCATTACCAACATATTCATCTCTCCAATGTTCTGCGATTGTTCCACGATACATCATGGCATCACCTGGTGCAAGAACTACAGATTGATCTTTGCCTTCTGGATTTTTAATAAAAATTGGCCAATCTTGATCACCACCTAGGTGTAAGGTCAAAGAAATCTCACAGGAATCTCTATCAGAATGTTTTTTTAATACCGATCTATTTTTATAAACCCTAGCATATGCGTATGTGGGTAAAACATTTTCTTCTAGTATTTCAGATACTTCTGGTGTTTTTTCACAGAGAAGTTCTAAGAATGAAATGTAATTATAATCAGAGGAAGAAGTTGGAATTTGAGAATCTCCTTCCAAATTATTTTTTTGAGAAAACTCTACAAACTCATCTTTGAGTTTATTTGCTCTGTAATTAGATATAAAATTTGGAATAATAATATAGTTATTATCTAGTAATTTTTGATTCATGTTCCTTAGGTAATGTTATAATAAGATCATTATAAGTTAAATAGCAGAAAAAAGATTCCAATGACCTTGTGTCTCTAAGTTCTTTCCACCACCGTGAATATAACTTTCTATGATTTAGAAGGGATTCTTTCGTAAAATATTTATCACTCACCAAATCAGGATTTCTTGGAAACATTGGTATAGAATACCCTCTCCCACTTTGATTTAAAAAATAGTGTGGGGTAACAAAGTTATCAGATCTTTTCCAAAATATATTAGAAATTTTGTGATTAAATTTATATTCACCATTAACATAATAAAGTTTGACTAATTTTTCAGCATATCTTCTTTTTATTAGAGTCATGCCAAATCCATAAAAATCTTTAACTGGATGTAAAAAACATGGTAATATTTCCAATTTATTTTCAAATCCCAGTTGAAGAGAATCCATATTATATGGAAGATTATTCATTAAATAATTCCAATCAAAATGAAAATAATCAATATACCCATAATCAATATCATCTGTAGATATTATAATATACTGTTCATTACTTTTTTCTAACCATGTTCTTAAAGTTTTAATAATTGAAATAGAAAAATTTAATTCATTATTTTCTGAAAAATTATCATTATATGTTACTTTATTAAAATTAAAAATTTTATTTTTTTCTAAGTTAGTTTCAGTATACTCTTGTGATTCATATCTGTCAAATCTTGTAATATAATAAATTGGAGCAATTTCTTTAAACTTTTCCATTCAACTTATCTCAATCTTCATTTGATAGTCATAAGGTTTACCATAAGTAAAAAAATCTTCTAAAGTAAACTTATCTCGCAATTGGGTCCACCATATAACATGAGCTCTTCTACATTTTTTGTGATGTTGTTTAGGTGGGAGGTCAAGATTAGGATTTGTAGTAAATAATGGCAATTGATATACTTTACCACCAAACGCTAAAAAGTCATCAACATCAACATATCTATATCTACTACCATATAAATTGTAAAACGGAAAATCCATTCTATTCATTTTTTTCCTAAAATTATATTTTCCATGAAAATAATATAAGGAAATTAATTTTTTTGCATACTCCCTATTAATAAGCAAAGGGCCATTCCAAGTTATTTCTGTTTTAGGATGTAAAAAACAATATATTGTCCTGCCGGAATTATACATTAGTTGTACCGCATCCCAATCATAAGGTAAATTATTCATAAAATATTGCCAATCAAAATGCCAAAAGTTTACCAACCTCAAATCATTATCATCTTCCATAATAATCATATATTCTTCAGAGGTTTCTTCAACCCATTTCCTTATTACTTCCATATGCGTTAAAGAGATACAAGCAGATCTTCTATAGTCCCCATCTCTTTTTACTCCGTCTGGTATACGGCTAGCAAAATATATCTTGTCTTCCCATGTCGAAATATCATTCTTTAAAAATTCTGATGCATTTACTCTTGTATAATTTTCAATACCTAACTTTTTAAACTGATTTTCCATAAACTCTTTTCGATCTATACGATCTTCTAAGTTTATATAATAAATGTGGGGAATGCCAACTAACTTTGGGTGCAATTTCATGTTAGTCCATTATAATCCATTATGAGCATGACCAAAGGATGCTCTAGTATCATCATTACTATAAGAAATTGGAAGTAGAAGTTCTTTTAATCTTAACTTGTCTAATAAAAAAAGATCATCTAAAGAATATTTTTGTGAGGCATCTCTCCACCATTTTAATATTAAAGCGTCTGATTTTCTAGCCATCATGTTAATTTTTCCATCATAACAATCACTACCAAAAGTAGAATTAGTAATAAAAACAGGAAATGAGTATGTAACTCCTATTTCATAAGGAACAAAATCTGGAGATTGACAATGGTAGATAGGCCAATTTTTTCCATACCCATAATTATTATAGAATTTAAACTTACCGTTTACATAATGCATATCAATAAGTTTTTTAGCATATCTTCTATTGATTAGATAACAAGTTGCCCCATGATTATTTTTAGTTCGTCTTGTTAGACCCATGGGAATATACCTTTGTCCAATTATATGTAACTGAATACAATCCCAATTACAAGGCAATCTACTTACGAGATAATCCCAATCAAAAGACCAGTATTTAACAGTAGAAAAATTTAAATCGTCTTCTAAAATCAAGCAAGTTTCAGATATATTTTCGTTATACCAATCTATAATACTTTGCAATTGATTAACTAAAATTGAAATATAACTTATTTTATTCTCTCTTTCTTCAAATATTAATTGTTTCTCCCAATCATTATAATTGTGAGGACCATATCTATTTGCAGATATCCTTATATAATTAGATATACCATAGTTTTTAAATTCATTTTCTAAATAATTTCTTCTATCTACTCGTTCATCTAAGTTTATATAACGAATATGGGGAATATTTTTCAATTTATCCATTATTAAACTGTTGCAATACCTACTTCTTTTACAACTTTTTTCTTTTTCTTAGATATTACAATATCACTCTCATCAGAGGACTCAACCTCTTCCAACTCAAGTTCTGCAAGAAGTTTATCTATATCAATCTTACTCGTAGTAGAGTAATCATTAGATTCAATTTCTGCAAGAACTTTATCTATACCAGAATCGGTTATCCCATATAACATAGAATCAGAATCCTTCTTTTGTTGTTCAAGATCTACAATAAGTTTATCTATATCGATGACTTCAGAATTCTTCCTTTGTTGTTCAAGATCTACAATAAGTTTATCTATATCGATGACTTCAGAATTCTTCCTTTGTTGTTCAAGATTTACAATAAGTTTATCTATATCGATGACTTCAGAATTCTTCTTTTGTTGTTCAAGATCTGCAAGAAGGTTATCTATATCAATGTCGGTTATATTCGATGCCAATTGTTCATTTATTCTTTGTTGTTCATTAATTTGTTCTGCAGCAGACTTTAATCCTTCAAATATCTTTTTTTGTTCAAGATTTGCAAGAAGGCTATCTATATCAATGTCGGTTATTCCATATGACATTTCTTGTTGTTGTGCTTCAAATAAAGCATCGTAGGATTCTTCTTCTGCTGCTGCTGCTTCTGCTGCTTCTTTTTCTATTGCTGCCTTTTTTTCTGCATGTTTAGCAATTGCTTGCTCAAAAATTCCTAGTTCTGTTATTTTTATATTAGTATCATTAGACCTAAGTTCAATTTCTCCATGATCATCATACCATTGCAGTGCATGAACTTTTTGCGGTACACCCGTTATGTCACCAACGAATTCTGGAAGCCAAGATACATCACATTCAGTAATGCTCTCTCCGTCTATTGAAATCCTAGTATCTATTGGGACAATTACGAGTCTCATGTTACCTCTTTTTTGTTATGGTTAATTTTAACATAATAAAACATATTTGTTAAGTCTAGTTTTTAGAACAAATGATTACATCTACATATTGAACTGCAAAGTCCAGTGCAGTTCCTGAAAATGCCGCAGTACTAGCAGTAAATGGGTGAGTGTGAGCACCGTCACCGCCAGTGGAACCAGTGGTCGCTGAACTGTTCACGGAAACATTGCCAGTGCTGGGGAAGGGGCTGGCAGCATTAAAATTGGACCCTCCACCATTGGTGTGAGTGTGAGATGGAATCTGTGGTGTGGTTAATGTAGTATTACCAACACTACCTGCAGTTACAGCTATAGTACCTGCAGGGGTTCTACTTGCAAATACAGAAGTAAATGCGGTAGAACCACCTGGTGTTGCGGTTCCAGTTACAACACGAAGTGCTTTGTTATCGTGTGTTGTTTGCTTAGTCCACCCTGAAGGTGCGGATGTTTGTTGAAATAACATCAAACTTCCAGTAGCAATAAAGTCTGGAATACTATTACATCCGGTTAAATTAGTAGCGCCTAATACAGCCATATTTATATAGTCTCTTTT